AATAAACGTTCTAAAGCATCAGCCATATCCTTTTTTCCACTTTGTCTCCAAGAAGATATTACCTTTTCAAGTTTTTGTCTTTGTTCAGGACTAACGTCTTGTGATTCTTTATTTTCTTTTAAGTTAATTTTTTTCTCCTTACCAGGCATTTCCATAATTTTTTTAATACCTTTAGCTTTTTTAGGAGTTTGAGTCATTTCTTTAGGCTTTTTAGCCATAGTAGGTTTTTTATCTTTAGAAACGTTTGATTTTTCAATTTTACCTACACTTTTTAACTCATTTGCTTTATCTTTTGAAGGTGTTTCGTCTTTAGGAGTTTTCACTTCTGCTTTAACAGCTTCAGCATCTTTATTTGTTGAATATTTTCCAGATTTTTTACCAGATCCGTATTCTCCAAATGTTTTTATCGTTTCTTCTGCAATTTTATTAGTATAATAAGCAGGATCTTTTTTAAGATTTTTTAATACCTTAGATTGTGCTTTTCTAATATTATCTGATGTTAATTCTCCACCTAATTCGGTAAGTTCTACATCCATTCCATTCTCAAATTCAAAGATATTTACTCTATCAATTTCAGCTATAGTTGATGATGTCTTAACGTTAGATAAATTACCAACGAATGAATTTGTATTATTATTTCCTTTTAGACTATTTGCCATATCAATAAATATATTATTATTTTAATTCTGTTGCTTTTTTTACAAATTATCCTTGTCCAGCACTCACTTTAAAATAATTTTTACTATTTTTATTTTTGCTCATTTTTGTTTTTGAGTGAATACCTTTACGTTTTTTCTTTGGTTTTGTTTGAAATACTCTTACTGAACTAGTTTTTGTTTTGGGTGCCATTTTTTATCTCTTTAAGTGATTTGTACAACTCTGCTGTTTCTCTCATTAACTGCTCTAAATAAGCTTCTGAGCGCTTATTATAATTTACATCATTAACTTCACTTAATTCATTTTTAAGTTGTTTTGTATAACCGGCAATTTTGTTAACTTCTTGTAATCTTCTTTTGATTTCTCTAATAGCAACATGCATCTGTGTAGATGGTTTTACTACTTCAGTTTGCTTTTTAAATGTACTATAACGTGATTCATTTAAACCTCCTTTACCTGCCCATAAATAAGCAGCATCAATCATTTCACTAGGTTTAACTTCTCTATATCCTAAGTTTTTATAAGCTGATAGATCTTTAGCTCCTGGTGTGAATACAGAAGGAACTCCTTTTCCATCTTTAGGGACTTTTTGATAATTTTTTGTTTCGTTTTTTGGTTTCTTACCAGTATGTTGAAATCCAGTACCAGTAACAAATCCTGCATTTTGTTCTTTAAGTTTCTTTTGAACAAATTTATTTATTTTTTCCTGAAGTTGTTTTTTGTTCATAATACTTTTTTAACTTCATTTAATAATTCATAATATTGAAGAAGATTTATTAAGTGTTCTTCTTTAGGATTTTCGTTTTTCTTAATAGGTGAGATAAGTTTAACAGCTTCATTTAATTTAATTTTAGTTACTTTATCTGGTATGCTTTCATTATATCCTTCTAAAGTAAGTTTTAAATATTGAAAATGTTTATTTACTATTTCTTTTAATTTAATAGAATCATTAATATTGTTGATATATTCTTTTAATATTAATTTTTGTTGTTTTGAAAAATCATCATACTTTTCATTAAACTTATCTATTAATATCTTATACGTTAAAATACGAATATCTTTTGATTCTTGTAAAAATATTTTAATATCTTCGTTTTCTTTGTTGATTATTTCTCTTTTAGTTAATGCTTCTAAAATAGTAATTTTATTATCTACAATCTGTTTAGGATTTATATATTTTTTACTATTGTAACATTCTAATAAAGTATAAACAGCAGCTGATATTTTGTAGTTATTTATTTTATTTTTAAAGAATGCATTTAAATCGTAATGTTTTTTAATTTCTCTAATTAAATTATATTTTTCCTGGTTAACTTTATTAAAATCAATTTTTTTAGATGATTCAATTAAAGTTTGTAATATAGCTTCAGCTTTAATTTCTGTTAATTTTTCGTTAACATTAACTAAATTATATAGTTTTTGTTCTTTGGCTAATTCTGTATTAGAAAAATATTTTTTAAGTATTTTTACAGAAGGAGAATCTCCCTTAGTTAAAAAATCGTTCGTTACTTGACGTATTAATAGTTCGAATAAGATACCCGTATTCTTAATCTTATTATGTTTTATGTTAGATGTAGATTGCATTATAATACAATGATTCTAATAATAAATATGTATGTTACTCAGAAAATAAAATATTATCTTCACTTAACAAACCATTACTTTCTTTAGATTCAAAAAGATTAATTTTTCTTGTAGGATTCAATCCATCAAACATTGCCTTATTTTTTAAAAATACAGCTTGTGTTTCAGATAATGCTAAAGGTGAACCTCCTTTAAATTGAGTTTTACCTAATTTTTCTTCACCTTGTTCTGGAGCAAAATATTCTTTATTTCCTAGTTTATCTTTACCAAAAGCTGAATCTTGAGTATTAATGATTGATTTTTTACTTTCAGGTCGTCCTGGAAGTCTTATATCATTTTTATCTTCATCATAACCTGTAGGTACTTCGTTAGGTGATGTTGGAGTTGATGTATATCTTCCAGCTCCATATATAGTAGCTAATTGGTGTGGTGTTCCATATGCTTGTCCTGATTCAGCTGGGTCATTTCCTTCTTCTTCTACTTGTTTTAATCTAAATAAACGTTTTTTATCCTCTACAACTAAATCTCTTAATTCATCATATTCATCTTCACTAAAATGGAATATATTATCATAAATCCAATCTGAAGGCATTAAGTTTGATTCTTGAATTTGTTTAGCTAAATCAACTTTTTCTTTTAATAATGCTACTCTTTCTTGATCATATATAATAGATGGAGTAGTTAATGATAATTCAAAATTAGTTAATGCTTCACCAGTATATCCTTGTGTATATAAATGAACTAATGCTATTTTAGTTAATTCACTTACTAAAATACGTTGAATACGATCAATTGTACGTGCAAATCTAATATCTTCTGCTGCTAATGTTGCTTTACCTGTTAAGTCTTTTTCATAACCCATAAAGGCTTTAGGTACTTTAAGAGCCGCAAATAATTTTTCTCTTAAGTATTCTACATCTTTGATACCATCATAATTAAGACCTGCTAAATTTTCAATTTTAGTAGATTGGTCATTTCCTCGTATTGGTACATAAAAATCTTCTAATAGATTTTGCATGTTGTATTTAAGGTTATACTGACCTGTTTGATGATCCATAAATGGAGTTCTCTTCATTTTAGTGATCATCTTTTGCATATAATTATCTACCTCAGCTGGTGGAATAGCACCAATATTAACATAAAATATTCTACGATCTGGAGCTCTTGTTATACGATGAATCAACATCGCATCTTCCATTAATGTGTATTGTTTAAATAATTTACGAGCTGGTTCAAGATATGATCTACCATATGGTAAAAAGTTCATATCAGATAATAATCTAAAATGGGCCATCTCAAAATTTTCAAAGAAAATCCCATTATCTATATTGTTATCTGTACTAAAATTAGCCCAAGCTGATGCATTTACAGCTCCTGCTGATGAAGCTGCTGGGTCATATCTAAATCTTACATAAGATGGATTTTTGGGATTCATACCTTCTTCTCTTAAAATATTAAAAGCAGAAAAAGGTATAACATTATATACACCAAACTTTTCAGCAATTTCTAATTTCAAATAAAAATCACCATACTTACACATATTTCTAGTCCATGACCATAAATTAAATTCAATATTTAAAACATCATAGAATAAATTATATAATATTTTTTGTATATTTTCGTCACTAGATCTAATATGAAGTAATTCTCCTCCTTCATCTTTTAATGTACATTCATCAGCAATTATATCTAAAGCAGAAGATACAATAGCATCTGTATCCATTGCTTCATAATCTGCGTATAATTGGGGTCTAATTGACGGATAATTCAATGCTGTTTGACCAGCATATGCGGCTACTCCTGAAGTAGTATAAATTTTGTTAAATCTATCTACTATTGCATTTGTTTGTAATACTCCCGCTGATTGAATCTTGTCTGTGTCTATTACTTTTAATTCATCCCCTCCAACATTTCTTATAATTACATCGCTAGAGAATAATTTTTTTAGGTTATCGAATAATGCCATTTATATTGTTATTATAATAAATATATTTAAATTAACCAAGTTAAATCCATTTGATTTCCAAATCCGTCATCCATAGTCCAAGTAGATTTAGGATCATTGTATCCTAAATGATGGTTATTACTATACACAGCAGATCCTAATTGATTTTGTGATTTTCCCATACCTTCTAATGCTTTTATAGTTAATTGATCACCTGTTTGTTTATATTTTAATGATGTATCTCTTAAAAATAATCCCATTGATAAACTCATAACTAAATCATCATTATAACCATTTTGAGCTTGAGCTTTTCCATTCTTCCACACAAATACTCTTAATTCTTCCATAGTTCTTTTAGAATTTATGGTAACTGATTTTTCATTAATGTAAGATATCATTTTAGAAATACATAATGGTCTAGTTCTTTGAGACATAGTAAAACCAGGTACCATACCTTGACCAGATTCGTATTTATCTAAATAAAGCTCAACATTTACCATAGCTGAATCTTGTCTAGGTGAGTAATATAAATTAGGATATTGTCTTTCTATAATAGTTTGAACAACATCCCACCCTACATTGGCATTTTCTACAACTAACAAAGCATTATTATATTCTGTAGCAATACTAACTAAAAAATGACCATAATCTCTAGTACCTATTTGTCCTTTATATTCTGCTACTTGATTATTATTTTCTATATCAAATACATGAAATGCAGAATAATCTTTTCCGTCACCTCTAGCACAGTCTGCGAAAACAGCATACTGTATTGAATAGTCTGGTCGTTCCCATACCCATAAGTTACCATCCATTCCTCTTTTTTCAATAGGTTCGATAGTTTGAGTATCA